ATCTTTCCTCGCTCGTATGGGCGGTAATCCAGGTCCTGAGCGTAAGCCCAACGGTGAGCCTACGCGTCTGCTATTATCATTACAGGCATGGGGCGCTTCTTCAAAAGCTGACGCTAAGAAGAAGGCAGCGGCTATGTCTAAGCGACTTGAAGCAAAAAAAGGAAAAAAATAAATGGCTGATTGCAAATGCGGCAACTGCGGTTGCGGCAAAAAGGACGACAATAACTAATGGCTCGCAAAGACCCAGTTAAAGCAACTGTTGCTAAAATTAAAGATGTTGGCGCTAAGCCCTATACAGGACCTGGCGTAACAAAGACCTCGCAAAAAGCGAGTGCTCGCATTATCGCCGCTACCAAGCAGGCGCAAGGAAAGAAGAAATAAATGGCAATGGCAATGGCAAAAAAATGCGGTAAGTGCGCCGCTTGTAAAAAAGGTACAAAGTGCACCATGTCATGGACTGGCTCAAAGGCTGATGAAAAGGCCGACAAAAAGACTATGCAGGGTCTAACCCCAAAGGCTAAGGCTGCCTTTAAGAAGGGCGACGAGAAGATGGACAAGAAGAACCCATCTAAGGCTGCGGACATGAAGATGGACAAAGCTCTTGCCGCTAAGGTTAAGAAGAAGTTCCCGCCAAAGAAGAAGTAATGGCAAACACCCCAAAGCAAGTTAGGTTCACAGCAAAGCGTCATGCTGAAGCTAGTCGTAAAAACGACGCTTTTGGTAAACTGGGTGGTAAGACCACTCAGTCAGTCAAGGCGTGGCCTAAAATGTCCTGGGATGAAAACACTAGAAACTCTGAATATGTAGGCAAGTATGCTGGCCGAAACTCAGAGTTTAACTCTGGTAGAAAATAATTAAATAGAAGTTTAGCCCTCCTAGCGAGGGCTTTTCTTTTATCCTAGTAGTGACTCCATGCGGGAGTTGATTCACATTGCGCTGTACTTTGCTTACTCCAACGGAGACTGACATGTCAATTATTGACAAGGACAAAAAGGATAAATTGTCCGCACCTAGCGGCAAAAAGTTCTTACTCGGCGTTAAAGACGCTGGTCTTCCGGAGAATAAAGCAATTTTATATGCGCTTATTATGCACCGCAAGTTAAGGCGGGCTAAGTGAAGTTTAATTTTATGGCTTACTCCGGCACCTCTGTTTTAGAGACTGACCGTGACCTTAGCAAGCTAATTAGAGCCGACGCTAGAAAAGCTGGATGGCCTGCCGAAATTGTCAAAGCCCTTAAAGTAAGTATTAAAGAACTTAAGGTCACTGCTTACTACCCACTTAAATATGCGGATGTAGTAGAAGATTTAGAGTACGGTAATCAGGACAATCCGCCTCGCCCAGTGTTTCGTCGCTTCTTAGTAAAAAACGAAGCTTTTGTTTTTAATAAACTAACTTCTCAGTCAGTCGATTACTTATTTGATAGTGGGGTGCTTCCATGAGTTTTATCTTAAGCGAAGACCTTGCCCTTAAAACATTGCTTGGCGGAATTACAGTAGCGGATGATAAAAACGCTACCCGTGCAGTTGGCGTATGGTTTGCCAATCCTGACGTAGAATCTCGTAGCCAAAGCTACCCTTACATTACTATTGAGCTACTAGATGCAGACCCAGCCACTTACCGTCAGCACTCTGGTATGTTTGAAGATAGCGACGCGCAGGGCACAATTGCTCCAGTCGCTGGCAGAGCATATAAATACGAAATTCCAATTGCTTGGGATTTGGTATATCAAATTACTAGCTATTCTCGTCATCCGCGCCACGACAGAGCTATTATGGCCTATTTACTGAACAACGTGTTTATCTCAAAGCGCGGGTATCTAGCTGTGCCTAATGATTTAGGTACTGAAACATCTTATAGGCATTTAATGCTAGAAGAGTTTGTTAAGCGTGATACCATTGAAGATAACCGACGTTTATACAGAAATGTATTTACTGTAACAGTAAGTAGCGAAGGCACCGTCGTAACTAAGACTACAAACACAGTGCCAGTAGCCACCGTAAATATTAACACAGCCACAACAGCCGATATCCCATCTGGACAACAACCCGTTTAATATCTGTTCAAGTTTAATTAACCTCAAGGAGAAAACCTAATGGCGACATACAACCGCCCTGGAGTGTACCTAGAAGAAGTTGCTTCTAGTGCCCCAATCTCAGTTGCCCCTACAGCGACCATTGCTACCTTCATGGGTGCTCTTGCACGTGGTCCACTTACTGCTACCCTAGTCACGTCATGGACTCAGTTCACTTCTATCTACGGAAGCTTTACTGAAAATGTTGCTGATGGTGATATGCACGAGGCAGTTAATCTATTTTTTGCTAATGGTGGAAGCCAGTGCTACATCCAGCGCGTTGTAGTTACCACAGCGGCTCTTTCTAACACCGCTACTACTGCTAGCACGACACTTACAATTGTATCGGCTTCAAGCCTTTCTACGTCAGACGGCGGCTCTAGCGGTACCATTACATCCGCTAATTCTGTGGGCGCTATCATCACAGGTACTGGTATTTCTGCCGGAACTTACATCACCGCAGTTTCTACAACTACTCTAACTCTTAGCCAAGCTGCTTCAGTACCTGCTGGTACTGCGCTTACTGTTACCTCATCTATTTCTGCTTCGGTAGCTATTAAGGGTAATGGAACTGTTGCTATTGGTCTCCACACACCGTCTACCTCTGGTACATCAATTACAATTACCAGCTCTGCTCACAGCCTAAAGGTTGGACAGACTGTGGTAATTGCTGGAACTGTTTCTTCTAGCGCTACCCCAACGTCAGCTTATAACGGTACCTTCGTGGTTACCGCTGTTCCTAGCTCGACCACATTCACTGTAATTAACCCGCTTGCCCCATCGGCTGCTATTACTACAGCTGGCACTGTTACTTCACAGAGCGCTACTACAGAGCTTACTTTTACAGCTAAGACTCCTGGTGTATGGAGCAACGGCTTGTATTACGAAATTTCTAGCTCTACCTCTAGCACCGCCTACCCAGGCAAGTACTTTAACTTGGCTATCTACTCTGGTGGAACTACTGCGGGCTACATTGTAGAGCGCTTTAGCGACCTTACACTGCTTGCTACAGACGCTTCGTACGCGCCTCTAGTAATTAACGCCTCATCTAACTACGTAGTTGCTACTGACTCAAACGCGTCTAACCACACTAACGCTTTGTTCTCTACGACTAACACACCGCTTACAACTGCTCTTACCGCACTTAGCGGTATTTCTACAACCGCTACTAGCGCGTCTACCTCTGTAGTCCTTACTACAGACCCTGGCGTTAGCTTTGGTATGACTGTAGCTGGAAACGGTGTTACTAGCGGAACCACAGTATCTGCGTACAACTCTGGTACAAAGACTGTTACACTAAGCGCAGCTATGAGCATCCCTGCAGCAACTGCCCTTACATTCACAAACGCAGCGTTTACTGGCGGTTCTGACGGTACAGCGGTTAACAACACTGCAATTGCATCTACCAGCTCCACTGCAAAGCTAGATGGCATTAACCAGCCAATTTTGCTAAACGCGCCTGGAGTTACAGCAGCTACTGACGTAAACAACCTACTCACCTACGCGTACAACCGCGGAGACGTGTTTGTAATTATTGACCCTACGCAAGCCACTCTAGACGTTGCTAGCCAGATGACTCTTACAAACTCGTACACTGGTGGAGCTGCTGGCTCTGCTGCTCTAGGATTTGGTGCAGTCTACTACCCTAACCTAACCGTGCCCAACCCAACATCTAGCGTTGGCGGTGCTGTTATCACTGCGTATCCTGGTGGTGCGGTTGCGGCTAAGTATGCTACTACTGACGCATCCAGAGGCGTGTTTAAGTCGCCTGCCGGTCTTGACGCTCGTCTATCAGGCGTTGTGTCTGTAGCTAGCTTGACAAACACCGAGCTAGACTACCTAAACAACGGAACTGTAAACCCTAGCACATTTGCTACGGCCACTCCAGTAAACGCTATTCGTTACATCCCAGGTTCGGGAATCGTAGTTATGGGTGCCCGCACACTAGGAAGCACATACAACAACCGTTACATTTCAGTTCGCCGTAGCCTAATTTATCTACGCAAACTACTTGGCGACCTTACCGCGTTTGCTCTATTTGAGGCTAACGACCAGATTCTGTGGAACCGCCTTCAGACTACCTGTGAAGCAGCTCTTATCAGCTTCTGGCAGGCTGGCGGTCTTAAGGGCACAACTGCTCTAGACGCTTTCTACGTAAAGAGCGACAGCACCATTAACACCGTATCAAGCATCGCTGCTGGTGAAGTTCACCTAGAAGTCGGTGTAGCCCTTCAGCGCCCTGCTGAATTTATCGTAATCCGTATTAGCCAGTACGACAGTGGCTCTGTTGTAACAGTCCTGTAGGAGGAAAAATAAATGGCACAAAGCGCAATCTCACGCTTTTCTAAGCTAGCGACTGACCCGCTAAGAAATTTTAGGTTCATAGTGGACTTCCGAGTGACTGGTGACACTGGAGCGCCTGGTTCGCAGGCAGCGTCTACTGCACCTTACATGAAGTTTAAGGGCGGGTTTAGCTCAGTTGATGGCCTAAGCATGTCTATCGATGGCATTAGCTATCGTGAAGGTGGCATGAACACAAGCCTCCACCAGCTACCTGGACGTACCAGCTTCCAGCCAATCACCTTGTCCCGTGGCGTAATCCTCGGTCAGTCTGAGGCAATCAACTGGTTTAAGCAGCTATTTGCAGCTTCGTCAGGTGAAGGTATTTCGGGTATCGACGGAACAACTTTCCGCTGCGACATGGACATTTATGTTCTAGACCACCCAATTACAGGCAGCCCTTCAATCAGTGCTTCTGACATTATCTCTAAGTCAGCGTACAAGATGAAGTTCATTGTGCACAACGCATGGATTTCGGGCCTTAGCTACTCTGGCCTAAATGCTTCAGACAACGCACTGATGTATGAGAACATCACATTGGTACACGAAGGCCTATCGGTTCAGCTTGCTAACTACGGCTCTAACGTACCAGCTACTCTGACTTAATAATTAAAAATCTGATAAACTATTTAAATACAACTAGGAGTTTCATATGGAAAACAACATCACTAATGACCCGGCAGTCTTGGCCCAAGCAGCTGCAGAAGCAGCTAAGAAGCCTGAGTCTGCTATTAAAACCGTTGCACCAGCAAACTCGGATGTAATCCTTCCTGGCGGTTTTCTGGCTAAGGACGGGTCTTTGATTAAGTACGCCGAAGTCCGTGAGCTAAATGGCATGGACGAGGAAGCTATTTCAAAGTCCGGCTCTCCTGGGAAAGCGCTTGCTGCTATGTTGCAACGAGGCGTTGTTTCTATTGGCACATCTACTGCTGATAGAAATGACCTTGACCAGTTGCTTAGCGGTGACCGCGACGCACTCTTAATCGGGATTCGTCGAGTCACGTTTGGTGACACTATTGACTTTGAATTTTTATGCCCGCACTGTAAGACAGAACTAGATGTCGTTGTTGACCTACTTGAGGACATTCCAATTAAAACTTTGGAAGACCCAATCAATGATAGAACATTTACGTATGTGTCTAAAAAGCAGGGAGCAGTTGTAGTTGGTCTTCCAACTGGAACTGTTCAGAAAAAGCTAGTAGAAAATGCCGATAAAACAGCATCTGAGCTAAACACTATTCTACTAGCCGGTTGTTTAAAGTCAGTTAACGGAGAGCCTGCTATTGGTGCCACAACTGCTTTAACTCTTGGTATGGCTGACCGTGAAGCTATTATCAATGAAATTCTTACACGTAACCCGGGCCCACGCCTCGGGGAGGTGAAGACGACTTGCGAGGCTTGTGGTGAGGATATTCCTCTACCACTGTCGTT